TTCTTTTGTTTCTGCTGGGTGTGGTATCATCTGTTGTACCACTGGTGCAAAATTAATCCTTCTTATCAGGGTCATCTATATACATCCTTCTGGGGCATTGATATACAGGATGTGTGAATACGGTTTCTTTCAGTCCTTTTTGACACTTGTATACACATACCCTATCCTTTACTCCTGTCTCTGATATTTCTATGTTGTATGATACTAACAGACATACCAACATCTTTGATATCATAGTTCTGGTGGTACGTTCTGTGCAATCTTCTTTGCACGTTCCTGTTCGTACTCTCTCCAATATTGTTTAAGATGTTCTGGGTATTCTAACGCCCGTCCTGTTTTCCATTTCTTGTTACTATACGTTTGTGCTTCTTCTTCTGTGTCAAACAATAGTGGTGGTTGGGCTGGTGAAATCTGATGTGTACCAGAATCCCACATCCATTCGTTTGTGTCTATTTCTACATATACACCGTACTTAATCTGTTTGTTTGTTTCCATGATACACCTCTACATAAGCTCCACACTTGTTGCATGATAGGTTTGTGTGTATGGTATGATTATCCTCATGGAAAAATTCATCTTCCTCTATATCGTGATCACCACCCCAAATAAGTTCCTCATCACACACATAACACTTCATCGCACTCTCCTACTTTTCTTTCCTAATCTTTCTGCAAGTTTCCTTACCCCATAATCCTTATGTTTTACAAACTTAACTGGGGGTTTCATCATCTCTCTCCAGATGGGCCCGTCTTTAGTTATCACCTTCAGTATTGATTCCTGTTGAAATTTCCAAGCGCTCATACATCTGCTCCCTGATATCAACAACCTTCTCTGTTTCGATGATGTCAATAATAAATTGAGTCAGTTGTTGTTCTTTCTTTAGAAAGAATAATTTCTCCTCTATCTTCTTGAGTTCCCTCTCATAGAAGTCTATCTCTTTTTCCTTACGAACCTTCTGATCGATAATATCCGTAATCAGAATAATCTTACGTTCATTCGTCACCATTAGTGCAACTCCACATTACCTACTAAATTAAAATCGTCTAGTGTGAACAGAGACATGATTTTGATATGTTCTGGTAACAAGAAGTCTGTGGTCATGTTGTCATCATGTACACCTTCATTGACTTTGTTGACGATTGTAAACGCACACTCAAATGTGTTCATATGATGCCATTCTAAAATGTCGTATGCTTTTCTCAATGAATTACCAGAGTTGGATAAGTCATCCAATAACATCACTGGCTGTTCTGTCGTACCGCCCTCAATCCAGTTCTTCATCGCATATGTCTTTTGTTCCTTGCGAATAGAAAAACCGTTGAGATTTACACCGAATACTTGTGCATAGATAGGCATACCTACAATCATTGGTGTTGCGGCGGTTTCTAGTCCACTCAACTGAAAGTCAAAATGTCCTATCTCATCATGTACCTTTTTCATCCACATCTGTGTGATTGCACTCAGAAAGTCTGTACGATACAATCCGTTTCGTAAATAGAACACCCATGTATATCTAGAACCTTCTAACTTACCATCCATGTAAGTTCCTGGCTCTGCTCTGATTATGCAGTGTTCGTCTATGAAGTCACGAGTTTGATTCCATAGTTTACCATATCGTTCATCACTAATAATATTATTGTTTGTCATTCTCTATTCTATCTTCAAGTTCTTCAATCTCATGGTTGATTCTTGCAATCTTATCACCCAATATTCTCTTGTCATACACTACACCTGTTTCGCTATGTGCAGCGTAATGTGATTCATAGTCTGGTTCATCTACCAGTTTCCATATCAAAGACATAGTTTTATCAACCTCATCTTTGAGCATCTCACTTTTACTTCTAGTTCTCATGTAGTCATCATATCTCATCATAGTATCCTCAATATCCTACCCACATAAATTAAAATATATGCTGTCATGCCAATCAAGAGAGTAATCCCTAATGAATCTTTACCAATAATCAACCCCATAAAAAATGAGAACAACATCACACCGATAATCAGTGCAACATCTTCTCTTGTGATTTCGTCTATATCATAACTCATAGCATATAATACCAATTAATTACCGTTTTGTCAACATTATTTAGAAGAAATTATCAAGCGTTGCTGTTCCAAACTTGTCAGCAACCTTGTTCACGTTGCCCGAATTGTGTTGTACACTATCACCCCTATGTTCATAGGGCATGGTGCTGGTCAGTCTGTAAGCCGTCTCTCCAGGCGCTTTTATCTTCCATTCTAAGTCTTTACCCTTTTGATAATCCAGTGTCCATTCCATGTTAGAATGCTTTAATAACTTTCTAGATTTCTTGTTTAGAGGGAAAATATACCGAAACTGCTTACCCCATACACGACTAAATCCCAACTCACCCATCTTTGCATCATTAGGTCGTGGGCCATATTTCAAGTCGTGTCTGTTCATCTCTTTCTTCATCTTACGCTGGATTGTACGAAAGTGTACCTTCTCGCCACTTTCTGTAACATATACGTCACTCCATATAAATCCACCATATAAGAAGTTTGCAGCCTGATATACATATCCTGGCTTACCCACAATACCATCTGCCCATGTATACAGAAACTTGACGTTTGGTGTGTTCTGTTTCATCCATGATATAGTTGCACTCTGCATCTGTGATTCAGAGTTGCGTGGCATAGACTCATCCATGCACATCTTACCTATCTCAAAGTAATCGGCAGTGGTTAGTTCTGGGAACATCTTCTTGATTGTACCCATAGGATTTGTACCCCAACCCAACGTCAGAATACCTACCAGTTCATCGTCCTGATAGGCTCCAAGATAGTGTTTAGTTAGTTTGGGCATGACAGGACTATAGTGACGTTCCTGTACAAACAGGGTGGCTACACGATAGTCCACAGGTTTCATAATCATCTATACAGAACTTGCTTGTCCAAAAGGTTCTGTTGTAGATGAATCAATATAATCACCGTTCATCTGATATTTACGAGTAACAGTTTCTTTTCTGATAACACCATCTACATACCGATATGTTATCAAAGCATGACTGACTACACCTTTAGATTCTAAACCATCGAATGCCGACTTTAGTGGGCCATCTTTTGCAACCATAACTATTCTCCTTCTTGTTCCATTTCCCATTGATCACATATTGTCCTAAGAGCCATACCAACATAACTTTCGTAACACTGCTCTGATTCAGAATATGCAAAGATTTCATCAACCTGTTCTTGGGTCAATTCTTCTATTTCTTCAACACCATAATATTCTTGAACATCTGTAATCGCCCAATCGTATGCCTGTGCTTCTAGTTGGTCTCCCAACTTGTGTTGTTTGTGTACTTGAAACGCCATTCTAAACTCCTAGTGCATTTGCAATTGAACGTGCATCTTGTGGTAATCCCTTACCATCACGCAACCATGTTTCCATTTGTTCAAAGTAGAATGCAGCATCATCGTGTCCTTCTGATTCAAGTACTTCTTTTGCATACTTGAAAAAGTTCACCTGTTGCATACCACCACCTTCTCGTAGTGTTGCTGGTTTGAATTTACCAGCCCGTTGATTACTCATTTGAAATTACTCCCTTTCACATCAAAAATTATGCATATCCTAGAAATAGGTGTTGCATTCACGGCGTGGTGCATTCTCTGATTATCGAACCACCACAAATCACCGGCATTGAACCTTACTGTTTCATCCTCAACAGTGTAGTCATAGTAACCACTCAACACCATGTGAAATCTGTCTTTATCTTCATAATATTTTCCACCGTCAATATGTGGATATACCTTCTTTTCTGAACCAAGATGAACAATTGCAACCCTGTACATCCGTCCACCATAGGTATTAGTAAACCAATTTAAAAACTCTTTTACTTTTGCATACTTCTCAAACTGAGCTGTCTCTACAGTAGTGTGTGTATCATCAAAGTGTGTACCATCATCATATCTAACCCCCTTCACGAGATTAATGGACATGGTTTCTTTTTGACACTGAATATTGTCTTGCCGATAAGTTTCTTTGTAGAAGTCATCAAAGTTCTCTCCGACTTCTTGCATCATCGGTAAAATATTCATACCAGACTGTAGACGCTTGAATCTCAATTTAGTTTATCTTTCGGTAACTTCATAACCAGACTATCCAATACGTTGTTCCAATACTGAACAGCCCAGTCTGAAAGATGTGGATATTGCAGCGTCTTTGCAACTGCATCTATCCTTTTTTCTAATAGTTGTATTTGTGTCATAGTAATACACCCAAAACTATATTAACAACAATCAACGCACCTAAAATCTCAAGCATTTTGAGCCTCCACTTGATATCCATATTGCCAGTGTCCATTTTCAAAGTCAAAGACACATCTGTTTTTGTCTGATAGGAAAACCTTTTCCATAGGAATTCCTTCCTTTGCACCCTCAGTCTCACACATTTCAATCCCTGTCACTTTAGACAGTCCAAACTTAGTATCACACTTAGTGCCAATCTTTATATATTTTCTCACATCTCTCTCCTATATCTTATTCTCATTATATACTATAATACCACCAATCGCTGCGATTGTCAACCCAAAAATCAAATAGGTTGCCATCTCACCCATAGTGTTTGCATACTCCATGCATTTGCCGTCACAGTCTCCAGCACTTCCAGCCATCATCAACACACCGACAATCATCATAACCATTCCAATAATATTTAACATTTCTCTCTCCTTAAACAGTTTCAATCATACAACCATGAGTCTCTTTGACAACAAAGGTAACTTCTGTACCCTCTGCCATCTCATTCAGAACCATCTGTTCCTCACAGGCATTACCTATGCACTGGTGTTCTGAAACTACCTCTGGGGTTTTATTTGGTTCAACCTTCACAACTGCAAAGGCCTCAATTGGATTTCCAACATTATTAAACATAGCGAATCACCTCTCTCACTTACCCTATGATCATACCTGTTTTCATAACAAATGTCAAGAGCTTTCTACGGCTTTTATCAATTTAGTTTTGAGTTCAACAAGACTACTTTCATTCGCCTGATATCGAATACCGATACCACCCTTTGCATTCCATCTAGCAATGTTGTCTGGTTTGTCATCCACCAGAATATTGGGTTTACCATCAAACCTATTTACTGCATACCTTTCTTTCTGGCCAGTAAATATGAGGTTATTAATGGTAGGTAAGATAAAGTGTCTTTCCAACCATACCCTTTTCCAATATGCAGAGTTGTCTCTATCACCCCTCAGAGGCGATGAACAGATACCCCAATCATCACCAACAAGATTCTGTACGAACTTCACCAGTTCCATTGATGAGGGATACAACTCTAGAGTATTGAAGAAGTCAGTGCCTTGCAGGGCAATGATACTTTCCTCTAGTTTAGGTATCTGTTTCCAATGTTTGGTATTGTACTTTGTTTCAAGTCCACCAAAGAAGTCAGCAATGACTCCATCCATATCCAAATATAATTTCATTATTTAACCTTTCTTTTATTTCTTATCAATTCCATTTTCTTGTAGTCTGCCAACCATGTCTCTGGCGACTTGATGTTCTGAGGAACTGTTACCTTCAGTTTAGACTTCTTGAACTCTGCCTTGAGTATCTTGGCAAATGCAGTACCCATGAACCGTGATGCAAGTTTGATTACATCTCTACGAAATCCAATATCGTGGTGCATATTGCCACACAAGTGAGCGAACTCATGGATTACAGTGTATTCACTATTCTGTTCCTGTAGACGCATATTTCCCCAACTAGAAGCAGTACCAGCAGTAGCACCCCTAAAGTTGTTTATCTCAAGTGTTGGTTGTTTATGTCCAAATGAGGAAGCCTCAGTACTGTGACATAGGGTTAGGTATGTCTTAGACTTTGCAACCTTCTTGAAGTACGCCTTAGTCTGTTTGACATTAAGTGTCTTTACAACACCACCCTGTTTCTTGAACTCACGGATTGCAGCGAACTCGGCAGTGTAACACTTGTTACGACTTGAATCAGATAGGGCAACTTTACCCCTCTTCTGAATACCCTGTTTCTTCTGCACATAGTTCGTATATTTGTTTGCAAGGTCGTTACCCATAATATTAAGGGCCTCCTTGTAAATCTCATACGCATCTTTAGTTCCAACAAAATTCATAATCTCTCCTTTTCTCAATCTCTACAGCCATTCTACCTGCTTTAATAACAAATGTCAAGAGATTTTTACTGAGATTCGTCAATTAATATCTTACCCATGTCGATTTTTGTAAAAATGATATCTAGCATATCTAACCGTTTAACAATCTCTTCTGTTTTATCCTTGACCAAATCAAGGGCCATGGCTTCTTTTTGATACGCAATCAATTTAGTCATTGTTACAGACTTCATCATATGTTCAGCTTTTTCCATTATGCAATCACCTCTAGTATTAAGTTCATTTCTTTTACGATATCTTTGTATGTTGCAATCTTTTTTCTCACAACAATTTTTGCAAAACCATTACCTGGCGTTTTCTTCATTTTCTCTAACTTAGCGAGTTCTTTTTCCCAGACCTTGATTTCATTTTCGTACTGTTCAATCATTTATTTCACCTCTCCGAAAAGTTTACCCATACCCTCAAACACGATGTTGTAGGCAGTACATTC